CACTGGTGTTGTAGCTACTGATACTGCAGGTGTTGGTACTGCTAGGCGTAGTTTAGCAGCCGCAGGCTATGGTAACGATAAAGCTATATTTGGATACGGAGCAACAACTGCGGGCGGCAACCAGGTTTCAATGACCAACCTAGTATCAAATACCGGTGTGGTCGCCGCTGATACTACTGGTGTTGGTACTGCTAGGTATTCTATAGCTGCTGCCGGTTATTCACTAACTTAAATTGACAAAGGTAACATAAAATGACAGACTTAGAAAACATGCCTGAACCAACAGCAGAAGAAATTGCTCAAGCAAGAGAAAACGCAGTGAATGCAGAACATCCAGCATCATGGGTTTGGGACGAAACCGCAGTATCATATGTTGCACCGGTAGCAATACCAAATGATGGTTATCCATACTTATGGGATGAAGCTACAACTAATTGGGTACCATTTCCAGATTTTCCTAGAGGTTAAAATTCACAATGGCAGATACAAATATTACAGGGCCACTTTGGGGTTACGAATACCGAAGCAGAAGACTTGCTGGCTTGTGGCCAACTAGTGTTTATGTAGCACTTACCGGCACACAGAAAGCTATATTTGGATATGGATATACAAATACAGTATTATCAATGACGAACCTAGTATCAAACGCAGGTGTTGTTGGTAATGATGTCACTGGTGTAGGTACTGCTAGAAATGGATTAGCAGCCGCAGGGTATGGTAGTGACAAGGCTATATTTGGATATGGTAGTGTAAGTACTTATACTGCAGTAACCAACAAAGTATCAAACACAGGTGTAGTTGCTACTGATACTGCAGGTGTAGGTACTGCTAGAGATAGTTTAGCAGCCGCAGGTTATGGTACTGATAAGGCTATATTTGGATATGGATATGCTTCCTCCGGTCCAAAAGTGTCAATGACCAATCTAGTATCAAACACCGGTGTAGTTGCTAGTGATACTGCTGGAGTAGGAACTGCTAGAAGTGGATTAGCAGCCGCAGGTTATGGAACAGATAAGGCTATATTTGGATATGGCTCTACCAATGTCGATACGGCGATAACTAATCTAGTATCCAATACCGGTGTTGTAGCTACTGATACCGCTGGTGTTGGTACTGGTAGATATTATCTAGCAGCCGCAGGTTATGGCGGTGATAAAGCGATATTTGGATATGGACGTAATCAATCAGCATCAACTTTTTCAGTTACCAATCTAGTATCCAATACCGGTGTTGTAGCTACTGATACCGCTGGTGTTGGTACTTCTAGATATGATTTAGCGGCCGCTGGGTATGGAATAGATAAAGCTATATTTGGATATGGATTTAACGGATCAACTGCAGTATCAATAACTAACCTAGTATCCAATACCGGTGTTGTAACTACTGATACCGCTGGTGTTGGTACTGCTAGAGAATATCTTGCGGCCGCAGGTTATTCATTAAGTTAAAAGAGTAAAAAATGGCAGAAACAAATATTACAGGCCCACTTTGGGGTTACGAATACCGAAGCAGAAGACTTGCTGGCTTGTGGCCGACTAGTGTTTATGCGCCTATATTAGGTCAGAAAGCTATATTTGGATATGGCGTTAATCTTAGTATTGGTACTTTGTCAATGACCAGCCTAGTAAGTAACACAGGTGTGGTTGGTAATGATGTTACCGGTGTAGGCACTGCTAGGGCTAATTTAGCAGCCGCAGGTTATGGCGGTGATAAAGCGATATTTGGATTTGGAGGAGGTTCAATAACCAACCTAGTATCAAATACAGGTGTGGTTGCTAGTGATACCGCAGGTGTTGGTACTGTTAGATCAGCATTAGCAGCCGCAAGTTACGGTTCATAATAATTAACTTAAAAGAGTAAATACATAAACAATACAAAGGAAACAAAATGACAGACTTAGAAAACATGCCTGAACCAACAGCAGAAGAAATTGCTCAAGCAAGAGAAAACGCAATGAATGCTGAACGACCAGCATCATGGGTTTGGAACGAAGCATCAGTATCATATGTTGCACCGATAGCAATACCAACTGATGGTTATCCATACTTGTGGGATGAAGCTACAACTAATTGGGTACCATTCCCAGATTTTCCTAGAGATTAAAACACACAATGGCAACAAATCAGCAATATTGGCACTAATAAAGATTGCGTTCCGGAGAAAGATAAATACCCCATATAGGGGGACACAATGGCAGAACCAATCACATCCAGAACAGCTTTCAAAGAGTATTGCCTAAGAAGGCTGGGATTCCCAGTCATTGAAATAAATGTTGATGACGATCAAGTAGAAGACCGAATTGATGATGCTTTACAATATTGGCAAGATTATCACTTTGACGGATTACAAAAAGTCTATTACATCAAAAAAATTGATGCAACCGATATCGCAAACAAATATTTAAATTTAACTGAAGCCAGAGACTCATCAAATAATGTATTACAGATTGCTGGTATAACCCGCATATTTCCTATCTCCGATTCGTTATCTTCTGTTAACATGTTTGATTTGAGATATCAACTCAGGTTAAATGAACTGTATGACTTCACCTCAGCGTCCTACATAAACTATACACTGACGCAACAACACTTGCGTTCACTGGAACTTATGTTCGTAGGTGAAGTTCCTATTCGTTTTCAGAGACATATGCAACGACTATATATTGATTGGGCTTGGGGAGCTTCACAAGCACCACTTGGTACAACAGTCATAGCAGAATGTTATGCAGCGATTGATCCTGAAATGTATAACATGGTATGGAATGATCGTTGGTTAAAAGAATATGCAACGGCACTTATCAAACGGTCTTGGGGAAATAACCTTAAAAAGTTTGAAGGTATACAGTTACCTGGCGGCGTCAAACTCAATGGTGATAAGATTTACACCGAAGCAAAAGATGAGATTGATGCCTTACATACAGAAATTGGTGACAAATATGGTGCACCACTAGAAATGTTTATTAATTAATATGAATCATAAACACCATATTATACCCAAACATATGGGTGGAACAAATAATCCATCCAATTTAATTGAACTTACCGTAGAAGAACACGCGGAAGCTCATCGTTTGTTGTGGGAACAATATGGTAATTGGCAAGATAATGTAGCTTGGAAAGCACTATCTGGCCATATTGGCAAAGAAGAAATTATACACGAAATACATAAAAATATGAACAAAGGTCGTATTGTTTCAGCCGAAACCAGAGAAAAAATGGCTGCAGCTAAAAGAGGAAGAAAAATATCTAAAGAACATGCTGAAGCACTACACATTGGAAGAAAAAATTCAAAAAATAGTGAAGAACATTTAAAAATATTGTCGAATGCCAATAAAGGCAAAACAATATCAGAAGAACAAATAAAAAAATCAATTGAAACAAGAAAAAAAAATAACGACACTTCTAAAATTTCAAGTATAGCTGGAAAAGCAAGTGCGGAAAAATATAAAAATGATCCTATCCGTCAACAAGCACACTCACAAAGAATGAAAAAGTGGTGGGATGAAAGAAGAAAGGTAGGAACCTAAAATTGCGACCTCGGTGTACTTTAACAACTACAACTCGTTAGCTGAACAACGGGTAGTAGAGGACTTGATTACAGAATCCATAAAAATTATGGGATTTGATTCCTATTATTTACCAATTCAAAACTCAGAAGACCGTGACATTTTGTACGGTGAAGATCCAATTAAAAGATTCAGTTCAGCCTTTCCTATTGAATTTTACCTATCAAGTTCTATGGAATATGGTGGTGAAAGAGAATTCTTTTCAAAATTTGGGCTTGAGATTAAAAACAATATCAACATTATTGTTTCAAAGCGGTCTTTTTCTCAACGTGTACCACAAGATATACTTACAAGACCTAGAGAAGGTGATTTGATTTATGTGCCGTTCTTAAATGGTACAGGTGAGTTGTTTGAGATTAAATTTACAAATCAAACCAAAGACTTCTTTATGTTAGGCCGTAAGATTCCTTATTTCTATGAATTGGAACTAGAGAAGTTTAAATACTCACAAGAAGTTATTGATACTGGTGTTGAAGACATTGATGATGTAATGATACAATCAAGTTACACAATAGAATTGAACACAGGTGTAGGAACAGGAACATTTGAAGCAAGAGAAATTGTATTCCAATCAACTGACGGAACTCAGGCCAATTCAAGCGTTGTTGCTATTGTTCAAGAATGGAATACAGTAAATAATGTACTGAAGGTAACAAATGTTGCTGGTGAATTCACGGACAATGTGGTAATTATTGGTGCAACTAGTAACGCACAACACTATCTGTCATCATATGATCCACTCAAAGACAGTACCAGAAACGAAACTTATGATAATCTTTATTTGTTTAATGAAGCAAATAACATTATAGATTTCACAGAAGATAATCCGTTTGGAAAAATATAATGTCATCATATAACCGCGTCATAAGAAAATTGGTTGTTGGATTCTCTTTTC